ACTATCAGTCATGCCAGAAAAATCAACGCATAAGGTATTCTCAGTGTCGAAATACAATTCTGGTTGGCGATGATACCACCACAACAAGTCAGCGGTATTTTTTTTGTCAGAAACCAAAAATTTGTTACTAAGATATTCCGGAACCGCGCCTATCAAATTATTGAAAATCGAACCGAACAAAACAACATCTCGTTCGGTTAAAGAACCAGTTGAAAAAGAATCAACCACAACTTCATGACTGCTTTCTTGATAAAAGACAACATAATTTTTTCCTAAAATTTTCGTTCCGTCTACCTTGAAAACATCTGGATCTCCTTGCATAGCCGAACTTAGAGTTTGGGTCGGATTAGCAACAGAAGCTAAAATGCTTTCGTTCGTGATGTTAACATAACCGCCATCGAAGTTATCTTTAAAAAAAGGCCCATATAGCGAAAAATTAGCTTGACCTATGTCCACTCCAAAAAGTTGATTATTTTCCGAAATCGCTTTGGGCAAATCACCATAAGGATAAACAAAGATGTTAGTTAGTAATTTGCCACTGCTATCCGATTGATAAACGCCCATGTCAACCCAATTGTTATTTTGCCAAAAGTACTTGTGTCCGTTATCAACAGTCACCATCACACCATCAGCGCCGTTGGGGTAAGCCGATTGAAGTGCGGAAAGGTTAGCAAAAACCTTTGTGGGTGTTGCCACGACGCTACCAATGTTTTGTCCTTTGATTGCACTGTCAAGCTTGCCTGCAAGTTGTGCAATCGGTTCACGCACATCCTTTCCGTGTTTTTTCGTCCTAATTGCGTTTGCTAATTCTGTCGTAGTGTGATTATCGCCCGTAAATGGCGTTTCATCACGATATTCAACTGTCATCTAATCTCTCCTTTCTACCCAAACAAAAGTTTGTGCATCTGCGCATTTCGACCAAACCATGAAGGTCGATTGTACGCATTTAATTTCCTCTCTTGATAATTAACCCCGGGTTGCTCCTCGTTGGCATAAGTATTTTCATCCAAGAACAGCACGATATGCGTACTTCCCCCGCGACTACCGTAAAAACCAACATCTCCGGCTTGTGGCTTATCCACATTAAAGAAAGACGGTTCTTGAGTCGTAGTTGTAGTTCCCGGCAGAGTGATACCCATGTCTTTGTAGACCCACCAAACAAAAGAACTGCAATCTAAACCATCATCAGGTGAAGCACCATTACGGCCACCGCCCCATACATACTTTACATTTTTGTATTTTCGAGCAGCTGCTTGCAGTTTTGCAACATTTTCTGTTGGTTCAGCTACCGGAACTTTTTTGAACCTTGGAGCTCCATGAGGACCCCAACCGCCTGTGGTTAAGTCATTTTCCCAAGTGGAATCGTTAAACATTGCAAGCAACTGGTCAAAGCCCTTCCAAATATCCTTATGTCCTTCCAAGGCATAGATATTGAATGTACTATCAATGAATTGCAGTAAGCCCTTAGAAGGATGTCCAGCTTTTGCATTGTCATCCCAACCATTAAAAGCACTCTCACTACCACCAGATTCTCCTTGAATAACCGTCTTAATTTGAGCTAATTTCGCATCACTCAAATTAACATTCATCAAGTTAGCAGCATGCTTAATTGCTGGTCCCCAATCACCATTCACGGCAGTAGTTGGCCCTCCAGGGTCAGTACCTTGATTCCGATTAGTCATTTCTAAATCATGCCTAAGTTGCTCATTAACTTCCTTCAATAAATCAACTTCGCTTTTGAGCTTTTTAATCTGAATTAATCCCGCTCGATTTTGTTCAGTTAAACGACGTAACTGCTCCATAGCATTAGATGATTGTAAATTATAATCAACTAACCGTTTTAATTGGTCACCAATAACGTAAGTCGTCTCTAAGGGCTTATTCAGGTCGATTGTTGTACCTACAATTCTTAACCACTCATCAATGTTAATTGCGGGATTAACAAAGTGATAATACTTGCCGATATCCAATGGATCATTAGCTTGACGCAAAGGAAATAAATCTACTGCTTGCATCGTGTACGATACCTTAATCTTCTTCAAAGACTCTAGGTACGCTTTAGCTTTGTCCAATAAATTTTTAGGTTCCTTGACGTTATCCCAAATTTTAGACTTGGCAATTCTGCCGTATTTTTTTACAAGCTCTGTATCCTCAATGTAATTCTTGCCACCGTTTACACTTGCAATCGTAATATGAGGCGTAGAAACGTCAGTGGCTTTTTCATCAGTTTCTACATTTTCGACTACCGAGCCAAACGGGTATAGGACTGTTGCAATCGTTGAAATATCCGGCGAACTTGTGAGTTCAATCAAATTTTTCTGCAACCTAACATCTTGTAACCCGTGTGTGTTTGGATCTTTAATCCAGTCAATGTAGTTACCATCTTTCTCATAACGTACCCACAATTCACCTTGCAAATCGTCGTTATTTAATAAATCAGTTTGAATTTCCGATAGGGTCGTAATCCCATCTTCAACATAGCAATACAGGTTATCAGTAGAATTAGTCACATTGACTGTTCCTACCTTAAGTTGACGCAAATTATCAACTTGCGAATTATGATTATTAATCATTTTTTTGAAGAAATCACCTGGCTTTGAATTCACTTTTTCCCATACGGTCATAGTGTCGTTCAGATAGGCCAAAGCAGACTCACAAGTGATTTCTTTGTAAAATGATCCATCTGCATTATTCTTTGGTTGAATATGTGCTACTCGTCCTCGGAAAATGTACTTTTCGTCACGTTGAACATCAACATAAGTTGTCCACTCTTTTAATTTTTGATAAGCAGGGTCATTTGGATAAATGACAAAGGTAAAAGAAGCAGCAGAACTTATGGCCATGGAAATTTTTGCATCTCCATATTGCTGAAGTTGCTGACTGTCATTCCCATTTCTAATTGTTGTTCTAAATTCAAAATACGACATCACAACACCTCTTTATGGAAGTGAACTTTCACTGATCCGTTACCTTTAACGGCAATATCATTCCACCCCATGGCAAACTTAAGCAACTTATCATTATGACGGCCTACCCCATAGGTAACTTGATGACCGTCAATTGTGATATCCATTGTTGAGGATAGCTCAAACTGTGGATAGATTGATGTTGATGATGCGTTATATACTCGGATTTTAGATTCACCCTTAACTGCGAAATTTAATTCCTGCGCTATGTCATTATCAAAATCAAAGCTATCCCATACATCGTCGAACTCGTCATCAGATTTTATCTTATATGGATAACAGGTAAATTTAACTTTCAAAGTGCCATATCCATCTCCTTCTGTCCATTCCGGCTCATCCTGAACTTCAGCGATGAAATAGTAGTATGGATCTGCAGAGTCAACAAGATAGCGTTCTATCCCTGGCATTAGCCAGTTAACCACATCAGACTTAAAATCCTCCATTTCGGATTCACTCATTGCATTTGGTCGCATAATCAAGAAAGTGTACTCCAAAATTCTTTCGTTATAGGTGTCACCGAAAACCGTCGCATAGTCATAATAAATATTCGTATTTGGAATTCGGATACGATTTTTATTTTTGCCAGGAAAGCCTATCTTCGCTTCAGAAATACCCAGTTTAAAATCTTTAAGTGACTGCTTATTATTCACTTGAATATATCTAAGTTCCACTATAGACGCCTCTCCCTTCTAAATTGATAGCACTTGCTTGTGCATTGTTGACAAACTGACTAAGAACCTGACCATTAAGACTAATCGAAGAATCTTTAGTAACGAGTTGGCCAAGAAGTGCAATCATTTGACTGAGTTGACTTTCAACGTGTGAAATATCTGTTTGCTGACTCGCAATTACAGTAGTCGAATTCGATGGAACACCAACATTTACTAATGAACTTGCACGTAAAAAGCGCATGTCAGCACTAATTTTTGGCTGTTGAATGGTCCCATTAGCATATTGCTTTAACCCCGGAAACATTCGTGCTGTTCGATTGGCGGTCATAACTTTTGTTCCTCGTGGAGCAGAAAAAATAACATTTCGACCACTAGGAATAAAAGATTGCCCATTAGGCAACTGAACCAATTCCCGGAAATGTTGACCAGGAGAATCATTAACCATCATTGCACCACCAGGATGGTATGCAGTCCCACGAGCATTTTTAATATGCTTGGTTATATAATTTGTAAACAAGTTAACAGTATGATCACGTAGGCTAGCAAAAGCAGAAACAGCTCTTGTTGCAGAACCTGCGGGGCCACTAGCATGGTCATTGGCTCGAGCATTTTTAGGACCGCCAGGACTTGAACTTCTAAAAGCACCCACTCCTCTAGTTGCTCTATTCAAAGCACCAGTTGCCATGTCATTCGCCATTGCATTCTTTGGCCCACCAGTAGAAGTATTCCTATATTGGTCTGTAGAATTCTTAGCACCTAGCAAAACTGATGATGCAAAGTCCTGAGCTTTCGCTGTTTTTGCAGGGCCAGGATTGGCTTTCAACCAACTATCTAATGCGTGGTTAGCTGCATTTACTTTGCCACTAGCCTGATCATCTGCTACTATCTGTTTTACTACCGACAACGGCATACCTTGCCATAAGTTGTAATCTGTGATTAATTGGTTAAGCTCATTTCCACCTTTAGAATTGATGATTGCATTTTGTTGTTTAGGACTAAGAGAGTTCCACTTTCCCATATCGTTTAACGCTTGAACTAAATCAGCACCACCTTGGCTCCTGATTAAGGCACGTTGTTCTTTAGGTGATAAACTATTCCATTTTCCGATTGAGAATAAGGTATCAACTAAGTCTTGATTCCCCTTAGCAGTTACCACGGCTTGTTTTTGTTCAATCGTCAAATTATTCCATTCACCGGATGATTTCAGTGCATCATATACCGTTTGAGTAGCTTTGTCTTTAATTAGTAACTTTTGTTCTTTAAGTGAAAGTCCATCCCACAATCCAAATTGAATCATGAGTTTTGCCATATCACTTTCACCCTGTGCAGTTACGATTGCTTCTTTTTGCTCAAGCGTTAACTCGTTCCATTTGCCAGACTTCTCTAGCGCCTTAACGATTGTTTCTGAAAATCCATCCTTCAACCAAGCAGTTTTTTCTTTCCACGTCAAGTTATCCCAACGATTGTTAGCAATCAGTGCTGCTGCAACCATTTGTTCTGCATTAGTACTTAAAACACCTTTTTTCTCAAGCAATTCAATTTCAGCCCATTTTTCACTTGAAGTAACAGCTTTGTTAACTTCTTCTTGAGCATTAGTTTTTAAATTACCTGTCTTGGGATCCAAAACAATGCTGTTCCAATCTGAGGCGGCATCTTGAACATCTTTCGACATCTTGCCCGTAATCTTAATTGAAGTAGCCTCGGCTTGCTTTTGGGCTTTCTCCCACTCTGCATATATCTTCTTAGCCTGCGACATGGACATTCCAGTTTTTTCAACCCAATCATCCAAAATTCCAGCTTTAGTATTACCTCTTGCTTTTTCAGAAGCTATGAAGTCCTCTTCCAGCGACCCCATTGTACTGTTGTATTTCTTTTCCAGTTCTTCAAGAATTGCATTTTTCTCTTGAGCTGAAAGCGATGTGTCACGCTTGATTTTCCCGTACGCTTCGTTGTACTTATCAACTTCTTTATACATCGCATCTTCGGTAGCTTTAGTCATGGCTTGAAGTTGCTTTTTTGTCATCCCGCTTGTTTCATTAAGCTGTGCTTTCAAAACCAATTTCTTTTGTTTTGAAGATATGTTTAGTGTTTCTACTTCTTCTTGAGCCATCTTGCGTTGAAGATTAGCAATGGTATTTTTTTGATCTTGTGTTAAAGCCACATTATCATCACGTGATTTTTTTGTAATACTCTCAACTTGGTCAGAGTACTCTTGCATTTTTTGGATATGCTTTTGGTTTTCAGAATCTTGCTTTGCAGCCTGTTCTCTAACTATTTCTCCGTATTGACCACCAATGTCATCGGCCAACTTATCCGCAGCATCCTTCTGCTTTTTCGCAGCTTCTTCTGCAGATTTGCTCATTCCCTTAAAAGCTTTATCAATCTCTTTGGCGTTTTTTTGAGCGTTAGATGAGGCATCGTCTAATGCCACGCTTGCTTGAGTTTGAAAGTTTTTAAACGAAGTTGCTGCCTGGTCGGCATCACGGCCGATATCTGTACCCCAACGACTGGTGATATCAGCAGATTCAATAGCCTTTTTCCCCCACAATTCATAAGCACCAACAGCTAGTCCGACAGTGGCCAGCGTTCCAAGAACGTATGGATTAAAAATTTTCAAGGCTGTTGTAGCAGCGCTTACGCCTGTAGAAGCCGTTGTCGCACCTGTTCCAAGTGCGGTCATAGCTGTTTGAGCACCAGATAACGCTGTTTTTCCTGCCTGCCATGCTCTGAAAAATCCAATAACTTTCACAGTCCCTTGAGATAGCAATCCCAATGGTCTGATAATGCTACCAAGTACATATGACAATGGGCCTATTGCAGCTGCGGTCAAAGCAGAATAGATAACGAATTTCTGCATTCCATCACCCATCCTGCTGAAAGCGTCAATAAAGTCAGAAGCTTTCTCCACAATAGGGGTTAAAGCCGGTAAAAGTTTTTGGCCAACTTCGATTGCCAAAACATGCAAAGATTGCTTGAAACGTTCGATTTTCGCCTTATCAGTATTATTCATCTGATCAGCGATATTCTTAGTTGTACCTCCAGCATCCTTTGCACCTTCTGTGTATTTGCGAAGTTCATCTCCACCTGCAGAAATAAGAGCGTTGATACCAGCTTGAGCTTCAGTACCAAAAGCCTGAGCAATAGCAGCCGCACGTTGTTCTTTTGTCCATCCCTTCGTATTGTTCTTGATTTTGTCAATAATTCCAGGTAAGGTAAGTGTCCCCTTTTTGAAATCAGCAATGTTGATGCCCATTTCTTTGAATGCAGCTGCATTTTGCTTAGACGGTTTCAGCATACGAGTCAAAGATGACCGTAAGGCTGTACCAGCAACAGAACCTTCAATACCTTTATTGGACATTAAGCCAAGAGCGGCTGCCGTTTCCTCCAAACTAAGTCCAGCAGAGTGAGCAGTTGGACCAACGTAAGTCATGGCTTCACCCAGGTCTTTGAAACCACTAGCGGTGCCGTTGGCAATATACGTTAACGTATCAGTAACTCGCTGTGTATTCTTCATCATCCCATTAGTGGTTTTTGATTGAAGACCAAACTGTTCAAGCGTAGCTGTGGAAACGGACATAACAGTATTAAAATCATCCCCCGAAGCCTTCGCTGCATTCAAAACCGCAGGCATAGCTCCGATGGTCTGGTTAGCATTGTAACCACGTTTTACCATTTCTTCCATCCCTGCGTTGATTGCCGATGTAGAAACACCGTACTCTCTGGACCACTTTTTAGAACTTTCTGACATTTGATCAAGTTGTGCTCTAACTTTAGAAGTGATTGCACCACCATTTGTTAACAGTGGTCCAATCTTTTGAATTTGAGAATTGAAGTCGATTGCTGACTTAGCAGCATAAGTAAAACCGGCCGTAATTGGTGATGTGGCCATAGTTGCCCTTTTACCAAATCCTCGTAAAGTGTCCGAAGCTTTCATAGCACCATTGCTAAACTTATTTAGGACGCCTGTAAATCCTGTAGTTTCCGTTTTAGCAATTGCCATAGCTTTCGCATTTGCAACTAACTGCTTATTAAGCTGTGCAACTTTTTCACGAGTGCTATTATATTGCTGAGCATACCGAGCAGTAGCACGCGTCCATTCTCCACTCTTGGTAATCGAACCTTCATATTGGGCTTTGAGTGCCTTCATACGATTTGTTTGTGCTTCTAAAACCCGTTGTAAACCTTCTTGCTTAGCAGCAAGCATACCGTATTTTTTTCCAGCAGTATCCATTACGGCCATGTTCGCTTTCATTTCGGACATGGTGTTTTTGATTGCTTGCTTTGTCCCTGTTAGTTGCTTTTGAAACTTACTATCTTTCAAATCCATTTCAATTGCAACTTTCCCCAGAACTGTTTCGTCAGCCATTTAACTTCCCCCTTTCTCAACAAATTCAAATAAACTGTGTACTTTGCGTTCTTTCTTAGGTTTCGATACCAATCTCAGTAATGAATCAAAATCAGTATCCAAAACATCATTAATCGTGAAATTGTAATTCTGGACTACTCCTTTGATAAACTCCCAGATATTATCTCTTGCTTCCGACGGAGTTAGTTTCCTTCCTCCGTCACTTCTTCCGGGTCAGTTCCACCTAATAATTGGCTCCAAAAGTCTGCTTCTTTGGTGTCCCAATCCCATGCAGAGATTCCATCAAGCAATTCATCTGCTGAAACGCTTAAGGTTTTAGCCATAAATTCAGCCACAGAATTGATATACTCAATGCGATTTGCAAATTTCTCATCCACAAGAGCAAGACCATCAAGCAATTGGCGAGTAGTCACCCAATTTTGCTTGATAACCTTCTTCTTGCCATTCTCATCACGAATTTCTAATTTTATCATTACAATTCCTCCACAAAAGGGCCGGCGTTTTTTTCTGTTAACCGACCCTAGATTATTGAATTATTCTAACTATGCCACTGCGTTTTGAAGTAACACACTCTTTTCAATTTCTTGGAGAGCTTCTTTAGAAGGACCTGCATACTTAGCCATATATTGTCCTGCAAATTCTCCTTCTGCTACTGGATTTGCGCTAGCAGTGTATGTGTATTTTTCGTTTTCAGGTTTGAAATCTTCTCCGACTTCAAGAGTATTCATAGAATCTCCATCGTGAGAAAAGACACCATAGAAGAAAGCGACGACAGCGGTATTCCCTTGCGCATCTTCAGATTCCATGCTAATTGCACAATAAGGCGCTTCAGTATCTTCACCCGTTAACTGCACACCATTTGCAGTCTCTTTGCGTCCTAAAATTCGTGTTTCATCGTCTTGTTGAATATCAAGTAATTCAAATTCAACTTTAGGAGCATCCACACCTTTACGACTGATGTAGTAACCAATATTGGATGCAGATGTAACTTTGGCTTCCTTGGAAATCCCTGAAATTTCAGCTTTTACAGTACCACCTTTATTTGCTTTACCTTCAATAACGATTAAAGATCCAGCCGATTTAAGTACACCATCTACAAGCGATAGAGGTTGAATTTTTAAACGTTTAAAACCAACTAACATTCCCATCTTTTAGTACCTCGTTTCATATAATTTGGTTGTTAATCTATACCGTCTTGCGTCAACAAAATGCTTTGTTTCCGCAAAATATTCATCAAGACCTTGACCGTTAAGCTTAAGGAAGCCTAAAGTCCTAAGATCTTCTTCTACTTTGGCTTGCAACATCTTGCAAGTCATTCTGTCCACAGACTGCACATCGATTTGCACGATTACTTCTTGTTGCACTGCTTCATTTGACATGCTTTTGGTGGGTTCTGGAGGCTGATAAGGCCTAATCAAAATCAATGTTTTCGGCAAAGTTCCTGCCGGCTCTTGGTAGTAGTGAATTGCATGTTTCCCGTTATTAAGAACCGCCTGTTCAATCATTTGATCTGCCATTAGTACATTATAGATTTCACTCAATGCATCTTGCATACAATCATCCCTTCCAAAGTTCATTTTTCAGAACAAAAATTTGAAGACGCTTAGCTTCATCTTTGGTAGCATCAAAGGTCTTTTGAACCGCACCTAAACCACGTGGATGATAAGTTTTCCCATTACGGGTATATCCCCACTCGTTCAAGTGAACAAGACGCCAACGTGAACCACCACCTTGCCACCCGACCTTAACTGATAACTTCCCTGCTTTTCGTCTTGGTTTACTAGCTGTTACTTCACCAACCGTCTTGCCTGTATCCCTATAGCCCGATACACCAGACTTCAAAGCATATTTCATTGTGGTGGAAGCTACTTTTAGAGCCCGCCTTTCAACTTTATCAGTTTTTGCTTTGCCAAATTTCTTCTCCATTTTTGCTAAAATTTCATCAACACCTGTAATATTAACGCTCACTGTATCACCCCTAACACTATGGTTACAAAACGATTTTCATCAAAATCAGGGCGAACTTCAAGTATGTTCCATTCAATCCCTTGATAACGATAATCAGAAATAACCGCAGTCATTGTGCTATCTGGGATAAACTCGCCACGAGTATCAGGCATTACAAGCGTAACCCCTTGCTTTATTCCACTAGCATTTAGAACTGTATAGTCCTTTGATGATGGAGCATAAGCAAAACATAACGCAGAGTAAACCTCTCCTTGTCCGGTTGGATTTGGCTCAGGACTATCTTCGTTCGACGGCCCGTAGAATGTCACAGGAATACGAAAATCTCCAAAACCGTATTTATTCGCCATTATCATCCCCTCCTGAAACACCCTTATTAGCCTCTAGGAGCGTAGAAGATATACCCAGTAGAAGTGACTGATATTTGCGTTCAAACTCGTCCAGCGCATCATTATAAGCGAATCTGACCCGATTGAGGACTAATTCGTCGTATTCAGCTCCTTCAGATACGCCCGTCATTCTAATGATGGCTGATTTTGATTGTTCAAGCAAAGACATCAGATAGTCATCCTCCACACTATGAAAAATGTGGAGATGTTCTTTCACATTTTTTAGAGTTACCGCCACCTAACTCACCTTCTAGCTATTTCGATGATTTTGTAGTGGTTGCTGCTGACTTACCCGTGTTTGCAATCGCTAAGTCATAAACTTTAGCAACGTTGTCGTCCTGAGCTTTCCCATAGACAAATCGCTTAGCAGTAAATAATTGACCATCTTCTAAGGCAAGAGTTTGATCAAACTGCTTAATTGTAATGTCACCTGCTGTGTAAGCATCATAACGTTCAGGAACAAATGCAATCACTTTGCCATCGGGAACGTACTCTGATTCAACAACGGTAATACCAAAAGGCAAAGCGTAGACCCATTGTCCATTAATATTTTGCATCGTATTAGCAGCTTCTAAGTCCATAGATGCACCTGGTTGCATTACCAAAACAGTTTTGCCTTTAGCGACAAATGGGGTCCCATTTTCCTTTACGGATAAAGATTTAATCACACCTGATAATTCAGTTGTAGCTGTCGCCTTATCCTTGAAGGTCAGTGAACCAGCTGAGACCTTTTCTGGGTACACACCGCCAGAGATGGAGACTCCTTCTTGAACTTGACGGTTAAGACCAATAGGTTTATCGTTACCATCCCCAGTGATGAATGCCGACTCTAGAGCGGCTGCAAATGCTTCTTGAATTTGAGTGGTGACAAAAGTCGCAATCCAATTTGCTCCATATTCTAAGACATCGTTAGGAATAGCGACAAAAGCAGTTAACTTGCTTTGAGTAGCATCTTCATCGCTGAAAGTTGCTGTTAATTGACCTTTAATGTCACCAGAAATCTTGCCCCACTGTGCGGCACCTTTCGCATCAGAACGTAAGAACTTCAAACGCAAGCCTGTATTCTGTAACCCAATCAGACCTAAGAATGGGTGTTCTTTGAGCATGTCTTCAAAAATCTTATCTACAGTCGTTTCAGGAAAAACAACTTCTTGAGATGTCTTGTGTGATAAATCACCATTGGAAATGGAATTAAAGAAATCCCGTTCTTCATTTGTTAAACCTCCAGTTGCTGGGGCTTTCATTCCTTCAAATGATGTTTTGATGGTGTTGTCAATGTAATCCGTTGCGTCCATAGAAAAAGCGTTCATCATTTCTTCGAACGCTTTACCTTGAGTTTCTGCATCTCCACCATTACGGACCAATTGTGCATATGCTTCTTGTTTAGCCTTGAAGTTGGCTAATTTATTCAAATTAATTCCCATGTTGACCTCCTAAAAAATAAATGGGGTAAATGTTTCGTTTTTTGCTTTCTTAGCTTGCGTGGGCTTGATTGCGTTTAAAACATCTTGCTTAAACGCCTCAAAATCAAACTTAGCGGTTTCCTCTTTGAGAGCCTTATTTTCATCTACCAATTCTTTAATCTTAGCAATCATTGAATCTGGTAAAACCGTAGTAGCGCTAGCTACATATTGAATTGATGCACTTTCGGCAATCACTGCATCAGCGAAGCCTAATTCCACAGCTTTTTCCGCAGTCAGCCACGTTTCCTTGTCCATCATGTTCAAAATTTCTGCCTTATCCTTACCCGTTTTCTTTGCATAGGCATTGGCTAGACTATCGTTAAATCCCTGAAGCATTTCAGAAGCTTTATTCATGTCATGAAAATCACCTTGTTGCAAGGTAGAAACGTTATGAATCATAATTTGTCCAACTGGAGAAATGTTTACCTCATCACCTGCCATTGCAATCATCGATGCAGAAGACGCTGCTACCCCAGTCACGTTAATCGTAACCTTATGATTGTACTGCAATAACTTGCTGTAAATTTCTTGACCAGCAAATACCAAACCACCACCTGAGTTGATGTTGATTTCCAAATCTTCATTACTTTCCATAGCTTCATCAATCATGCGTGGACAAATATAATCTACAGCAAATAACTCGTATACCCAGGCATTATCATTAGATGTAATTACACCATTAGCATCAATTTTCATTAATCCTCACCCCCTTTCGTTGTTTGGTAATTTTTCGTAATATAAATTTCATCCATAGCCGGGTCATCTGATTTTTCTAACCCAAGTAATTCACGAATTTCATTTCCGGTTAATGGTGCACTAGCCATTAACTTATCGATTTTTTCTGCATAATCAAAAATATCTAGCGTATTTCTTCCAATCAAAACAAACTCTTCTTCATATGGATTAGATAGCAGCTTAGAATTGAGTTCATCTACAACTAACTGATAGAAAAACTGGAGTGTTCCTTGATTGAATGACTTCTCCATGCTTTCTGGATTAGCTGGAGTCTCAAACAACAGATTCTCTGGAATACCTAAAATATCAGCGACTGTAGCAATAGCGTCTTTTCTCAGCTGTTTAATTTGCTCGAACTGTTGCTGTGTATTAGATTTAGTTCCACCAATTTCCTGATAATCGAAACCATCAGTCAAAGGAACCACTGCAACATCTTTGTTTTCGAAAGAATTGAAGATTTTATCTAAGTAATTTTGGAGTTGCTGAATTTTTTCTTCTTGCATCCCTTGAGTTAAATTGGCTTTCAAAATACCGCGAATTTGATTGTTCCGCATTTGAATTGAAATCATCCGACCAAGCATTTTTCCATAATCAGCAAATAAGCTATTCGTGTATGCTTGTAGTTTGTCATTTGAGCAATTTAGATAAATTACATCAGACATCTGGAAAGTTCGTTCAAATCTGTATCCACGCACATATACACCACTGAATTTGTCGTCATATACCGCGAACTTTTCATGAACAAAGCTTTCAGCAACGAGCAACTCTCCCGAATCTGTTGGAATGATGAGACACTCGCCGTTATAAATTAATTCATGAATTGCATGTTCCCAAAATTGTGTGGCCGTCTCGTTTCGATTAGGACGGACATTCAACCGATATAGCGTTTCATCATACTTGTACTTCCCATTGACCATGTGCTTGAACTTAACTTGAGCAAAGCGTCTTGCAATGAAATTGACGCCTGCGTCCAAAGCAACTCGCTTGAGATAGCCTCTTGTATAGGTGTCGGATAAGTCCCAATCCAAATCCAAGGCATAGGTTGGAGATGTTTTGCTACCAAATAGGTTTCCCAAAATTCCCACTTTTTCACTTCCTTTCTAATTAAAAATCAAGGTTATTCAACATTCCTAGAGCTTGTCCAGTGTCCACATCACTAATTTCATCGGCACGATAAAGTGAATACAAAAAAGACATAAAACCATCAGTTTTACGTCTGTGTTGTTCTTTCTTTTCAAAAGATTTATTTCCAGTCTTATCAATTCGCACTTCAACGTTATTTGTGTACCACCGCATCATCGGATCATCTCCCCAAATAAATCTCTTATTGGCAAAACCATCTTCAATTCTTGGTGCAAGCAACGCCGAAATTGCCCGTGGATTCTTAATTACTTCAACTACAAAACCAGCATCTTCAAAATATTTCCTCAACAACTCCGCCCGGAAGTTATCCATAATAATTTTTTTAATGTTATATTTTTTCCGTATTTCCAGAAAGTAGTTAACGACTAAACTAGGTTCAATCGTGTTAGTTCCGACAATATCAACTAATCCTCTTTGTTCCCAGTCATCAATAGGGGCTACTACCTTCTTAGAAAATTCATCTGTTTTTCGTCCATAGGCATACATTTTTTGAACAAATTCTTTTCGTGCGAAAGAGTGATGTTTAAAGATATAATTCTCACCCTGGCGGAAAAGCAATCCGCAAGCTGTAAAATCACGAATTGACGCAAAATCAACCGCGGCAATACATTCCTTGCCTAACAAATCAGGTAAAGGACGATTAGTTGCTTTAATTTCTTCATACGGTGCAACTGATTTTTCTAAAGCCTCTGCTGGCATATTCATCCGTTTAGTCATGAACTCATCTGTTTTTGAGGGTTCATAAGTTAAAGTTTCAAATTCACCCTTAACTTTTGCAAACAGACGCTTACCATAATCGGATAACGGCTTTGAAAACATTGGGTTAGCTTTTTCCCAGTTAGCTGAGTCGTTTACATCATCTCTACTGTCTAGTTTGCAGATAAACGGAAACATCATGTCTGCGGGTGCCTCACGATTGAGCACGTGGTTAGCAATCTCTTTTTGCTTATCTAAATAGCCATCCCGAATATACCCGTCTGACCCTATCTTGAATTCTCTTGCGTCTGCTACCTTACCAAGACCAGACTCATGAACTTTAACGTTGGTATTGTCTGCGTATTGGTGTATTTCATCAAAAATAACTGCACCGTCGCGTAAACCGTCTTTGGTATTGCCATTAGAAGTTCTATAGGCAAACTTAGCGGCGGTTGCATAAGATATAATTTCGGTTTTGTTGTTCTTGAATGCTTTTTGTAGCTTGTCACTCATTTCGATAGCGTCATGTACTTCTGTCACGGAAGTCATTGCTTGTTCTTCTGAGTTGGCCACAACTGATACGTTATACTTAGGAATGCCGTTGAGCTGAGAAATTAAGAAGTGTGCTAAGCCAGAAATTAATCCATTCTTACCTGCCCCTCGTCCCATCAAAAGTAAAAAATTATCATAAAATAGCAATCCATTTCCACGGCGCAAGAATACAAAAGATAGGATAAATTTTTGAAAAGGACGCAAGGGAAAATACCACTTTTCAATGAACTTAATACACTTCTCAACCCTGTCATCATCAAAATAAACATCTTGCGTAAGAACGTCTTTTTCGATAATATCTAGTAACTTAACTCTTTCTTGATTAAGGATAATTTTACCATCTTTATACATCTGGATATATTCATCCACATACTTCATAGCAAATCACTTTCCTTGTATCCCTTATCAGATTGAGCCACCATCCCAGGGGGCGGAGCTGAAATCCCCATATCTTTCGATAGATTAATCATCTGAGTATTCACCTTGGCCAATTCAGTAATTGCTGGATTAGCTTTCACATACTGCTGAGAGCCATTGATTACTTTAGTCAAAACATTCTTAGAATTAACTGACTTGTATAAGCTGTAGTAAACATTCATCAATGAGCAATATCGTTCGACTTTTTCAACAGCCACAGGATCATCTTCATCAATTTGCTCTAGCAAGTAGCTTCTGACTTCATCTGTTTGTTTTTTGTTTTTCAAATCACCCACCCCCCCTCACGTGAGAATTTTTGCGTTTTTTTGTGGAAGTTAAGCCCTTCCCACCGGTCTCCGGTCAGTCGAATTTGACCGGATTTTTTAGGGTGGGGGGTATTCAAGCTTGTTTTATTTCCTAATCCCATCTTTCATCATCCCATTTTGGTGGTTTCCGATGTGTTTTAGAACTATACTTCATACGATGGTGTCGTTGATTATGGTGGTCTTTGCATAAGGTCCTTAAGTTGTCCAAGTCTGTTGCTAGCTCTGGATAATGCTCAAGGTCCTTGACGTGGTCAACCTCCAAGGTTCCTGAGGACACTCTGCCTTCTTCTTTACACCAAAGGCATTCATAGTTATCTCTTCTTAACACTTGTCGCCTTAATGCATCCCATTGTTTTGAATGATAAAACTCTACTCTATCTTTCTTCTCCATCATAATTAACCATCACCTTTACTGCACAGTAAGCACACCATAACAAGACGTAAAAAGAAGCGATGGAAGAAATCCAATTGGTTAGGAT